TTTTCCTGAATCAGGAACGTGAGAGAAACACACACAATCATAATGGCAAGCAGGGTGAGGAGAGCTTGTCGGTCTTTCTTTTGAAGGTAAAAAATGTCTTTGAACTTCATAAGCTCCGAATTTATAGGTGAGTCGGGATTACTGGATAGCATTGGCTCCAATCCCTTCCTATAACTTATTGATAATCAATATGCGATATCTGATGTTTTTTACATTCTGTACCGATTTTTCGCTCCCTTATTGGGTGTAGCAACAGCCTGTAAATTAGTCGGTTGCTACATGAAATAAGAGAGGAGAAAAGTCTTTTTTATTGCTGTACGATGTTTTTTGTCAGAAGTTGTACTTGGTCCCGCAGCCATTTGATCTGCTCAGCCTGTTGGTCGAGCATCGCCTTTTGGTTGTTAATGACACCCATCAATACATCAGGGCTACTGTTGATGTTGACAGTTGAGTTGCTGATGTGATGCACATTCGTATTCTCTAACTTTTTATCATCATACTCTTCATTTGAGAGGAAGAAGTCCTCTATTGGAACCTCAAAATATTCCGATAACCTTTCAAGGTATCGAGAGTCAATGTAAGTTCGACCCTTGAAGTAGCTCGTTGATATGTGTGAACTCTGACCGAAGACAAAAGCCACCATTTCACCGACTGTTTTTTTCTGCTCCTTGAGCAGTCGATTCACTAAATCTCCGTTAAACATAACCTAATATCATTAAATGAAAGTTAAATAAAACCGCAAAAATAGGATTTCTTTCCTAAAAATGCGGAGTTTTCAATAATTCTTCTTATATTTGCCCACAAATTTAGCAATTAAATTCGAGATATGCAAGAAAATGAAGTTAAAAATGGAGCATTAACTATTGAAGGTTATTACGCGACTCTTTCCAAAAAAGAGAAGAGTCAGCTCATTCAGTTTCTCATGACTAAGTATGGTTTCTGCTACAATACTGTTCAGCAGAAGTTGACCGGCAGGACCAAGTTTAATCCAAGAGATCTCTTGGTAGTACAAACAGTTATAAATCAAAGCTTATGGAAAAGCAAGTAGAATTTTTCGTGTCTCCACTTGGAGTAGTGTGTTATTATGGCCATGATGGCAAGGTGCTCAGCTACAATACAGAGCACCCGGATATCATCAACCACATGGCTGAGTTGATAAGTCGATTTTACCCAGAGGCGTATAAGTACCTGGCAGACTTATACGCCAAGAGTAAGCCTAACAAACTTTATTTCAAGTATCTAATTACAGATCGTTTTATCCGTTGCAACCTGGGTTCCAACGATACACTTTGTTTCGATGTTGATGGAACCATTCTGCACCTGGAGAAAGTCGATTGCCCTCTCAGGGGCATATGTCCTAGAGAGAACATAGTCTGCCTCCCAAAGCTGAAGACTCCTTTCTTCCCTAAAGAGCTTGAGGTAGCGAAGTATTTTGCACAGGGTTATGTTGCTAGAGAGATAGCCCAGATTCTTGGCAAATCCAAGAACACAGTATCAGCACAGCTTCGCAAAATGACCAAGCGACTGGGGCTGCAGTCAACGAGAGACATCATCAAGGTAGTACATCAGCTGAACCTATGATTTGCCATCGATGCCGCTACAAGCGCAACTGCATCAATGGCTCCTGGTGCAGTTGCTTCAAGATTTATGTGGAGTATAAATTTATTGTTTTATGTATATTCTATGAGCAGTAGAGAAATAAAAGCCGAAATTATATTATTAATCTCTAAATTCGCAACATTAGAGAATAAAGATTTTTATGTGCAGAATGATTATGGCATTTTAGCATACATGTGTATTAATCAAGTCATGGAGTATTGGTGGTTAGACAATGGGCAATGTCTGCAAGTATCAAAATTGGATCCAATATCCAAATCAGTCAGATTACCATGGTTTGATATAGAAGTGTGAGGATATGAAGAAGGAGAAACAAGTCAAGACATTCGTAGAGTGTCACAATACATGTGCCCGCAGCAGTGGCAGAACCTGCAAGTTCTGGGGATGTTCACACCGCAAGCTGTACAGCGAGATAGAGTCAGAGCATGACTATGAGTTCTTCATGGCCAACTCAAAGTGTTCATTTTATAAACCGAAGTTATGAGGAATAGAATTAAGTTTTGGACAGACCGCGAAATTAGAGCGGCATTCGACAAGCGGGGGGGCAAATATAAGGGCATCCTCCAGCAGTTGATGATGGAGCGAGACTACGCATATCAGCGTCAGATTCGCTACTTTGTCAATGTAGACATTGATAAGTTCATGCGCAGGTTATCTTAGTACTTTCTTTTTCAGAAGTTCTAAGTTAACTTTGCAGCACTAAATATAAAGATATGATTAAACAAGAGATAGTAGATCGCATTATTAGTGATGTCTCCATTCTAGATGTAGCCGAGGATGAAGGCATTAAATTCTCTGCGAAGAAAGGTAACCGCCATTGGGCTTGCTGTCCGTTCCACAACGAGAATACCCCATCATTCTATGTGGACACAGGCACAAACTGCTGGCGATGCTTTGGCTCATGCCGCTCAGGCGGCAACGTCATCAGCCTCTACCGCAAACTGAAGAATGGACTTCCTTTCCCGATTGCCTGCAAGGAACTCGCCAAGAAATATCTCAACGAGGAGATTGAGGACGAGTGGCGACCAAGCAAGGAGGAAGAGGAGAAGCAAAAGGAGCAGGAGTCCCTGCGCATAGCTCTCAGCTATGCGCAGAGCTACTTCACAGAGTGCATTCAGGAGGTCAATCCCGCTGCCATCAAGGCACGTGAGGCTGTTTGCAAGCGATGGGGCAAGGATGCCATCGGTACTTTTGGCATCGGTTATGCACCGGTAGAAGGCTTCATTGCCTGGGCCAAGCACAAAAGCTTGGACTTCGATATCCTGGAGCAGGTTGGTCTTATAGGCACTGGTGAACGTGGCATGTTTCCTATGCTGCGAGACCGCTATACTATACCTATCTATGACAAGATGAGCAGGGTCATAGGTTTCACGGCTCGCACCATGTCCGATAACAAGGATGTCTGCAAGTACCTCAATCTCAAGAACAGTCTCGTCTATCGCAAGGATACATCGGTTTTTGGCATCAACTTCGCACAGAAGGAGGCGCGTCAACGAGATAAGTTCTATCTCGTCGAGGGTGCTCCAGATGTGCTCAAACTGCAGTCCATCGGCATTCTCAATACAGTAGCATCACTCGGTGGTTCGTGGACCGAAAACCAGCTGAAGCAACTCTACCGCATCAGCAAGAGAGTGACATTCATCCCCGATGCCGATGAACTTAAGTCTGGTAATGAGTTCCCTGCAGGTACAGCCAATGTCTTTGCCAATGGCCGAGCTGCATTGAAGGTCGGTTTCACGGTCAATGTCAGGGAGATACCGATAGATTATCCGGCTCCAAAGAAGGAGGATCCAGACTCGTGGATTATTGACAAGGGGCACTTCTCGCAGATGCGTGAGGAGGAGTTTGTCTTCTGGTACTGCCGCCGCAGATACTGGGCAAGTCCGGAGGATATAGAGGAATTGACTACCGAGGATAGACTGGAGGCTATCAGCGACATCTGCTCGCTGCTCATGATGATCAGGGATGAGGACTTGCAGAACAGCTACCTCAGCACACTGATCTCCACCTATAAGCACAGGAGGGAGTGGATGGACACACTGAAGCGTGCCAAAGTTGCTGAATTGTCTGAGAAGCAGGAGGCTGAGCGCAAGGGTGATGCCAGAATGCTCAGTGAGTTCGGCTTCACCGAACACGACAATTGCTATTGGGCATATAATAAGGAGGGCAGTGAGGTGCAGTGGTCGAACTTCAAGCTGAAGCCACTCTTCCACATCAGAGATGACTTTAACCCTGTCCGTCTCTTTGAAATCAAGAATAACAGCGATGAGCCAGCACGTCTCATCGAGCTCAACATGGATGAGATTACCTCTTCCAGTTCGCTTCGCAAGCGTCTCTTCGGCATCGGTGACTATGTTTGGATGGCCCGTGATGAGCAACTTATCAAACTGCTCGGTTATCTGGGCAGGGTTACAGAGACCGCAGACCCTATCAAGCAGTTGGGTTGGCAGCGGGAGGGTTTCTACGCTTTCTGTAACGGAGCCATCGAGGATGGTTCCTGGATGCCTATCGATGACATGGGCATCCTAAGACTTACAGCCGGCAAGTTCTATCTTCCGGCAATGAGCAAACTCAATAAAGATAGCCGCGAATTATATGTGAGTGAGAAGAAGTTCCGGCATGAGAAGATGGTTGACAACCCGACAAGTCAGTCAGACTTCTTCGCCAAGGTAGTGCAGGTTTTTGGCGACAACGCCAAGGTGGGGCTGTGCTTCTATGTCGCCACACTCTTCCGGGACATCGTCATCAGCAAGAGTCGTTCCTTTCCGCTCCTCAATGCCTTTGGCCCGAAGGGATGCGGTAAGACAGAATTCGCTGCAACGTTGATGAATTTCTTCTATAAATATGAAACCAAGTATGAGCCGTTGTCTATCACCAACGCATCCATGCCCGCACTCTCCGACTATGTCGGAGGAGTTAGCGACGCTCTGGTACACATCGATGAGTACAAGAACTCCATAACACAGAATAAGGTTGAGTGGCTCAAGGACTTGTGGAATGGTATAGGTCGCACCAAAATGAACATGGACAAGGATAAGAAGCTCGTGCAGGCCAAGGTTGACTCAGGCATTATCCTCACAGGCCAGGAGATGCCTACTGCAGACATCGCCCTCTTCAGCCGACTCATCTATCTCACTTTTGACAAGGGTGAGCATAGTCGAGAGGAAAAGCAGAACTTCGAGGAGTTGGAGCGCATGCGCCAGATAGGTGCCACCCACATCACCCTTCAGCTGCTGAAGCACAGGGAGCAGTTTCAATCCTGCTTCGGCAATGCCTGGAAACAGGCATCTGATGATTTGGAGGAGCGTTTGGATGGTGAGAGCATCCTAGACCGAATCATGACCAATTGGAAAGTGCCGTTGGCAGCCTTCCTTGCCATCAGGGATTACATCGATTTTCCCTTCACCTACGAAGACCTGTTGGGAGTTATTGTCAAGGGAGTCAAGACACAGAACAGCATGTGCAACACCACCGATGAGGTGGCTGGCTTCTGGAACATAGTCAATGCGGCTGTCCAGATGGGCGAGCTGAAGAAAGACCAGGACTTCAAGATCAAGACCTGCGGCACTTTGGCAACCAACAAACTCAAGATTGATAACTGGGCGATGCCTAAAAGTATCCTGATGATTCGCAAGGACATCACCATGGCGGTTTACCGCAAACTGGGCCGTCAGATGGATGAGAGCCTCCTTCCTAAGGAGTCTCTGTTGCACTACCTTCAGATAGGTGCCGACTTCTATGGTGCGACCAAGAACCCGGAGCGATTTGTCAAGTTCGCACCTAACGGTTTGCCGGAGACAGTCGAGAAGACAGATGCCAATGGCAACATCACAGGCCGTCAAAAGATATATTATAAGGATAGACCACTCTGTTTTGATTATATTATGGTGTCAAACAGATATGGCATCGACCTTGATACAGAGATTGATGGTGAGCAGGCACAGACCAAGGATCCCATGGCCATGACAGATGCTGAGCTGAAGGCCAATGGCATGCAGTCTTTGCCCTTATAGTAGGGATAAGTTTTTTGTTTAGATCATATCGATAGCAGCCTCTAGGGGAACGTGGTTCCTCTGGGGGCTTTTTTGTGTCTATAGGGGAGTGTGCCGAGAAGGTCACTGAGATTTCACCGACATCACACACACGACTTAAAATCCACGTGGCATTTGTGGCAATTGTGGCAACGTTGATAATCAGAGAGTTAAGAGCATATATGCTTGTGGCAATTCTGTGGCAATTTGTGGCAATGAGAGGAGAAGTGTGGCAAAGGTTGTGGCAATGTGGCAATTCTATTATATATTTGTGTCAATAAGAAAAGACTTATAATATTAGTAATCAAGCACTTAACATTTTTGCCACAATTGCCACAACTGAATTGCCCAAAAATGGGTTCCTTGAATTTTAAATGCAGTTTTTCCCCTAAAACAAGGAATTTTGGTATGAAAAATATAACTTTTCCCTATAAATATAGGAATATCTCGATTATTTTTCCTAACTTTGCGGTGTTTTTAATTATAGAAAAATGAGTAAATTCGTAGTTTATGTCGAGGTCGAGCCATACCTGAAACAGTGGCTCACCCATTCTTTCGGCGACCCCGTGGAGTTTCCGGTCAACAGCAACGAGAATGCTGTTCTGCGTCGGTTCATCACGAAGCGCCCAATCAACAACCAACCTGAGAAACCTGGTGAGCGAGATGTTGCCATCTGCATACCATACTCTAAGGCCAAGAACCCGGAGACCTACAACTTTCTCAACGGTCATGCCAAGCAGGCACTCACCGAGAGCATCAACGACCTCTTTCGTCTTAACATGTGGTGCGACCTCGGAGACCTCAATGACATGTCGTGCAAGAAGATGTCTGCCTTCCGTTCCTGGTGCGTGCAGCAGGGCATCGATATTGAATTTGCAGAGACTATCCGAATGAAGTGGTATCGCATGCGCAAGGCCTATCAGGCGAAGGGCATCAATCTTTTCAATCTTAAAAGATGCAAAAAAGACGATTTTTCCTGAGAAAATCTCATCTACTCTAGCCCTGTTTTTGTTCAACACCGAACAGGTGCGAACAGATGCGAACAGGCGCGAAATTTTCACAGCTTATGAAAAGACTTAGTTATATCTGCTGCGTGCAGCGCATTCCTGTCAGCGAGTTGCCTTTCGATACACTTCTAGGCAACCTCACTTTTGACATTCCCGAGAGCTATGAATGGCCGGTCGTTAAGTGTCAGAAGCCTGCCAAACTGGAAATAACCGACAAAATAGAGGATGGTGTGCGGTTCTACACCCATAAACTCACCTTCCGCACATGCCGCGAAGACCTGGACATGAGCGGCAACTATGCCTATCTGGTCACCACCATCGAGGGCAAGCGCTATCTCATTGGCAACAGGGAGCGACCATATCCTATTATTAATATGTCAGATGTCCACCCTGATTCCCTTGGTTCTTCTGCCATGATCGAGTACACAGTTCAGTGGGGTAGCACCCGAAAAGCGCCTTTATTAGCCTGATTTACGTATTTTTCAGTTGGCAATTGCCATATTATCTTTGCATCAAAAAAGATAAGCGCATGAAATACGGAATGATGATATGCGGTACAATCGGAGCCGGCTACGACTGGTGGTCTGGCACCTACGGTACACGTTCCAAGGATGTCAAGGCCTACCTTGACGCTCACCCTGACGAGGAGGTGGACATTGCCGTCTCCTCGCCGGGTGGTTATGTTGATGAGGGCTTGACCATCTATCAACTTATCAAGGACCATGGACATGTCAACGTCCACATTATGGGCATGACCGCTTCCATCGCTACAGTCTTGTGCATGGGTGCCAAACATGTTGACATGTCAGTCGGCAGCACCATGCTCATTCACAATGCCTCCACAGGAGTCACGGTATGGGAGTCTGCCAACAAGGAGAAGCTTGACGAAATCATCAAACTCTGGCAGAAGCAGCGCAACGACCTCGACACCATTGACAAGGTCATCGCTTCCGTCTATGCCAAGCGATCGGGCAAGTCCAGCGACGAGATGCTGAAGCAGATGGGCAAGGAGAATTGGTTGAGTCCGGAGCAAGCTTTAGAGTTGGGCCTCGTAGATGAGGTCAGAGACCTTGATGACGAAGACAAGACGCGTCAGACCAATCTCTCCAAGCGCTTCACCAACGCTTTCTGCTCCAACATGGGTTTGCCGCCATTGACGGGAGCGACCGCTGATGAGCCATCCAAAACATTTCTCGAGAAGGTTGCCGCCTCTCTCAGGGATATGTTCAAGAATAATTCACAAATTTCTAACATGAAGAAGAAATTCCTCAATCTTCAGACCCTCCTCAATCGCAAGGAGGATTTTGAGGTTACCGATGAGAAGATTACTCTCACCGATGCAGAGATGCAGAAAATCGAGGATGCTCTTGCCCAGAAACAGAAGGACTTGGATGACAAGTCCGCTGAGCTCGACAAAGCTAGCCAGGAGGTCAAGGACCTGAAGGCGAAGGTAGAGCAGAAGGACAAGGATATCCAGGCCAAGGATAAGGAGATCAAGGATCTCAAGGGCGCACCGGGTTCTGATACCCATGATGACGTCACGCCGGAGGTTGACAACGTTGACTCTGGTGAAATCTACAATGCTTTGAAGCAGATATTCTAAAATGGCAGCTTTAGACAATACAATTGAGATTACTCCTGATGAACTGAAGACCAGCTTCGCGAAGTACCGCAAGGACATCATTAAGATGCCGGTACGCGCTCTAGACGAGGCTGCAAAATTCATGAGCCGACGCGTGGGCGTTCGTGGCAAGGAGACTGTCGGAGAGCTCGCAGGCGACATGGAGCTCGGGCCATACTCTCTTACTCGCAAAGATGAGAATGGCGTTACCATCACAGGCCGTACCCTGGAGACATTCCTTGGTTCATGCGTCAAGCCTTTTGAACCAAATAAGGTTCGTGAGTCTATCTATGGCTCCAACGTATTCCAGGGCGATGCGCTCAAAAACCAGCCAATCACCAAACTGATTGGAATGTTCCTGGCAGGCAAGATAGGTGAGGCACTCTTCAAGTACCTCTTCACCATGAAGCGAAACCCAGCTGGCTCTGGTACCGCAGACCTCGCTGATGGTTTCAAGACCATCAGCGATGCGGACATCAAGGCCAAGGCGATTTCTGTTGAGAAGGGCAACCTCTTCAATACAACCGCGATGACTGGTGTCAACGCTGTCGATGCTATCGAAGCATTCTATGATGCTGCCGATGAAAAATTGCAGGGCATCAATACATACATGTTCATGAACAGCCATGAACTCACGCTCTACCGCCGCTGTTATCGAGACAAGTACGGCACGGTAAATTGGAACAATGAGTTCAACCACAACAAGTTGGATGGTGCCAGCAACTGCACCCTTGTGGGTCTTGACAACGTTCCTGCGGGCTACAAGATCATCACTCCTGGCAGCAACATGCTCATCGGTTTGGCCGCCGAGGGTGACAAGGCGAACTTTGGCGTAGAGAAATCTCTTGACTCTCACTTCCTGGTTGACTTCGTGGCAACAATGTACTTCGGTACTCAGTTCGAGTCGATCTCCAAGGAACGCATCCTCTTCGGTTACGACACTATCCCTTCTGAGTAAGGGATAGCTGTCCATGGTTATACATTATATTATATATTGATATATGGCAACAAAGAAAACATGTGCTTCAACCACAGACCTTTATGAGGATGTGTTGAAGTGTCCTGGTGAGAAGAGAATGCCTGGTACCAGAGCCTACGGCTTCTTTATTCCACGGCGTTACATCACCAAGTTCGCAGAGCCGCAGAAGGAAACTGCAACATCACTCAAGGACTATCTCGTCATCAAAGATAGCCACACCATTCAGGCAGACAAGGTCTGGATTAAGATTGCCTTCATCACAGACAAGAGTTCCTTCTCGCCAGAGGCGCAGGGTGAACATGGCTGTAAGACCATGAACCTCAAGGCAACAGCTGTCCTCCCTGGTACAGAGGAGGAAGCGTCTGCACTCGCTTCTCTGCTTCTCAACGAAGACGGTATCTTTATGATTCCTGAGCGCAACGGAAAGCTTCGCCAGTTCGGTGACGAGACCTTCGAGGTCGACGTGACACCTTCTCAGTCTTCTGGAGCAGGTATCTCTGACGAGACCAACACCACACTTGAAATTTCTGTCAACTGCGAGACCATGCCTCCATTCTACTTCGGTACCCTCACAACTGCTGAAGGTACCATCTCTGGTAAGGATTGCAAGCCGGTGGAGGTCGCTGCTAGTACAGACGGCCATTAACAATGGGATTCGATTTTCCTACATAACTACTATCAGTGGCGGGGCGATGCTTACATGAGCTCGCCTCGCCATTTTTAATTTTCATAATTATGAATGATCCGAAATTCACTGAAAAGTTGAAGAAGTGGTTTGACAGCGAGCATACCGATGCCAACATCAGGGAGGGAGCGCTGCTCCTTCTGCAGATGAATAACAACCGCCACCTCTATCAACTCATCAACTTCGACCCTCAGGGCAAACTCGAGTTGCTCAAATATGAGCTGCAGAAACATCTCAACTATCGCATCGAAGGCATGACCATCGATGATGTCCGCAACTATGACAAGGCAGTCACGCCAGTTCTTCAGACTGCGGTTGACAAGACCTCAGAAGCAGACAAGATTGCAAAGCAGCTAGCACCTCATCTTCCGGTCGTGGAGTCAGAAAACATCGATTCCATCGTGCCTTCAGCCATCGTTGCCAAGGGCAAAAGAGCAGATCATGACCAGTTGCCTGACAACATCCAGGCTATCTGGGATAACAACTGCGCTCTGTGGAAGAAAATCAAGGAACACTTTGAGGCTTGCAAGGCTTACGACATGTCATGTGACAGATACGAGGGCTTGCATGCTGCTGACGAAGACTTCAAACGTTTGCTCCTTACACTCAAGCAGGAGTACTATGCATACAAGCAGGCCATGGACGTCTACGACCATGCCAAGCCGGGTGATGACGAGAAGCAGCCAGCGGAGGAGCAGCCAGAGAGTGCAGAAGAGGAGGTTACAGATGAGGGCGAAGCAGATACAGCAAGTCCTGAAGCCACTCCAGCAGAGTAGCTCACAGGTCTTCCTGGGTCAAGGTCTTCACACTCTTGGACTATTGGGGTGGATTTTGGAGCAGACTGGTGCAGCGCACATTGCTGTCACCACCTTCTCCACCTCCGATGCCTTCCTCTGTGGAGTCATCAACCTTCGCAAGAGGGGGTTGGTTAACTCCTCAGTATTAGTGGCTGACATTAAAGCTTCAAGTAAAACTTTAAAGCTAAGTCGCTTGATGACAGAGGCTTTTGATGAAGTTAGACTGACGCTTAACCACTCCAAGGTCATGCTCGTTGCTAACAACGAGTGGTTAGTCTCCGTGATTACATCTCAGAACCAGACCTATGGTGACCGTGCTGAGTGCACGTTCATCACGACAGACAGAGATGTATATCTCAATCTCAATAACATGTTAAATAATTTGCTGGATGATACGACAACAATTTCCCTATCTGGAAGAGAGCGAGGTCTATCTGCAGACGGTCTATGACCTGGCAAAGACCATGACACCGGTCGATGAGGTACCCATCATGATGGAACTGCCTCCCGACGAGGCCATGGCCATGCAGCTGGAGTTGCAAGATCCGCGCTCACCCTATCGACTCCGCTACCTCAAAGGTTTAGCAGAGACCGCTAACGAGCTGCGCATCAATAATATCGCACTCGCCAAGGTAGGTTCTCCTGGAGCCTACCAGTCCATCATGTCGCAACTCTCGCAGATTATGGCTAACCTCAGTTAGATATGAGTCTACCAGTCAACATTGATGACTACATGAAGTACATGCCTCTCAACGAGGATGAACTTCAGGAACTTCACATCTCTGCCATCGTCAAGGCGAGAGTGGAGCGGCTGCGTGGCTGCTACGCCTTCTGGCTGCGCTATCCACGCTTTACCGTCAGGGAGATGGTTGATCAGGACAAGGCCATGTTCGGCGTCAGCGAGACCCAGGCATACGATGATATCCATCTCTGCCAGGTCATGCTCGGCAACCTCAACGCCGCCTCAAAGGAATTCTGGAGATGGAAAGTCAACCAGGAAATAGATGAGGACCGCAAGGCTGCCAAGGCTGCCGGCGACTTCCGGGCGCTTGCCGTGATGCAGAAAAACCGCATCAAGAACAATCGCACCGATACTCCTGATGAGCCAGAACTTGCCTTCGACAAGATTGTGCCTGTGGAGTTCCGCATGACAGATGATCCGACAGTCATCGGTTTGCAGAAGATCCCTAATCTTCGTGCGAAAATCAAGAAAATGGAGAAGCGGTACTCGATGCCGGACATCGAGGATGCTGACTTCGAAGAACTTCCGCCAGATGATGACAGCAAGACCTAAGGAGTTATTCTTCAACGACGTGCAGTCGCGCGTCCTGCAGCTCATGCCCAAGACGCTGGTCTGCGAGTGGGGGCGTGGTACCGGAAAGGGTGTGGTCGAGGCTGGCCGCATCCTCTATGCCGTGCAGCACATGCCAGGTTCATGCCTGGGCATGGTGGCGCCATCGGTCAAGCGATGCCAGACCAACATCCTTCCTTCAGCTCTGGTCCACCTCGAGGAGTGGGGCTACAAACGCGATGTCCACTACATAGTGGGCAAGAAACCATGGAAGGCGCTGCATTGGCAGGAACCACACTTCCAGCCAATGAACTGGGAGAACACGGTTGCTTTCTACAACGGTACCTATCTCAACATCATCTCTCAGGATCGCAGCGGAACCTCCAACTCCCTCTCTCTCGACCATGTCTTTATAGACGAGGCCAAGTTCATCGACTGGGAGCAGCTAAACAATGAGACGCTTCCGGCAAACCGTGGTAACAAGCAGTTATTCGGTGACTGCTGTCTCCACCATGGTCTGACCATTACTTCAGATACTTCGGCGACAAAAAAAGGTTCCTGGTTCATGAGCTGGGAGAAGAAGGAAGACAAGGAGTTGGTGGCAACTATGGAGACAGTCCTAGTGCATCTGCATAGCATCCGCAACAAACTGGCTGCTCACCCAGAGCGATATGACTATTATATGTCGCAGGTGCAGAAATATGAGAAGGTGCTGCACTCCCTCCGTTCCTATGCCCTGGTCTACTCCAGATGCTCAAGCATCCAGAACCTGGCTGTCTTAGGCGAGGACTTCATCAAACAGATGAAGCGAGACCTGCCAAAGATGACCTTCCTCACGAGCATCATGTGCCAGCATGTCGGTATCGCACAGGATGGTTTCTACTCAGGGCTTGACGAGGATCGCAACTTCTATACGGCTCCGAACACCAGGTACCTCAATGACCTGCAGTATAAGTTCGACCCTAAGCACGACAAGCCGGACTGCCGCATGGATGGCGACCTGGAGGACGGTTTACCGCTGATCATTGGTTCCGATGCCAACAACAACATCAACTGTCTCGTTGTCGGGCAGGTGGGTTCCGATACCAAGCTGCGCATCGTCAACTCATTCTATGTGAAGTATGACAAGAAGTTGCCTGAGCTGGCTCAGGACTTCTGCGATTATTACAAGTATCTCAAGAACAAGCGAGTCATCTTCTACTACGATGCCACCTTCGTGGGCAACTCCTATGCAACCCACAACGATAAATTCTACCAGATTATCACCAAGGTGCTGCGAAGGAATGGATGGCTCGTTACGGAGGTCTACATCGGCAAGCCGATGAACCATCTTGAGAAGCAGTTGCTCATCGACCGCATGTTCAAGGGTCATGCGCGCCACATGGTCCTCATCAACCAGGACAACAACGAGGATCTGATCATCTCCATCGAGAGTGCCGGCTGTTATAACAACGGCAAAGATAAGCGAGGCGAAAAACTCGTGGAGACAGACGAGGACAGGCTGGAGAACCGCACCGACTTCTCCGATGCCTTCGATACTGTCTGTATAGGCGTTGATAAGTTCCCTCAGACCGTCCTCTACACGGGAGGCATGAGCAACTATTACCCTCGATAGGCTATTTCGTTCTTTTAATTTATAAGTTTTAAGTTTTTATTTATGTTTTTCTGAAGCTGCTGGCTCGTGAGAGTAGGCAGCCTTTTTTTTATTCTGTCTGTTGATAAAGCGGTATCTCCGATGGTGAGTTTAATGCTGTTCCGTACATTTTTTATTGCATTCTCCGCCGCCCGTCATGTGTTCCCATCCGAAATTTCCTATGCAAAGTTAGCTGCTGGCGATTCAAACCTGTGCATGAACCTGTGTTAACAAAAGCCAAAGGTTCTTCACGCTTCACTAAACCTTTACCTTTTGTTAACACAGAACCCCACACCTGTTTGCCTCTGCCAGCGCATTGTTTAAGCATAGGAAAAATCGAAAGGGCACACCGGGCTTTGAACGGAATGCAATTAAAAAAAATACTCCACAGCAGGAGTGGGAAAAATCTCTGGACTCCCAAACATTACCAGAATACAATTTCAAACTTTATAAAATTTTTCGATATGAGACAGAATTATTTCTTTGAGTACGTTCCGAATGCTTACATCAACCTTTGCGTTGACAAGGCACAGCAGATGGCAAACAACCGCTTCGTTTACGACTTCAAGGCAGGCGACAAGGAGGCGGTACAAATCTGCGCTGAGTGGCTAGTTCGCTATCTTACAAAGCAGTATAGCAGTATCTTAGAGGACTTCGTTGTAGTCTTTGCTCCATGCAGCACCCAATGGAAATATAACAAGCGATTCGGCTATCTCGCAGCCATCCTCAATGCAGCAGGCATCGTGACCGCAAACGAGCACGTTCACGTCTTCGGCGAGCGCAAGCCAACCCACAACGGAGGCAGCCACTTTGTTAACGAGGATATTTATCATGTTTCGGTAGATGGCGAGTACTTCAAGGGCAAGCAGGTCATTCTTTTCGACGACCTGCTGACTAGCGGCAAGACCATCGAGGACTTCAGAAGCAAGTTGGAGGCGGCAGGCGCTTATGTGGAGAGAGAAATCTTTTTGGCTCGCACTGTTCACCACGACCCGATAAGCAACAGAGGCGTGCTGCAGGAGATGGAAGACGGCTTCTATGAAGCCGTAGCACGTTCTAAGAGATGTTTCCCACAGGGGGTTAAGATAAACAAAACAAATAATAACTATAATAAAGTAGCGTAATATGAAGAAGTACAATGATATACTAGCAGACGAGCGTCCGGAGTTCAAGGCGGCTAATTACGGATTTGATACTCTCAGTAACACTGAGTTGTTATCCATGATTATCAATCGAGGAGCCGGAACCACCGAGAGCCTAAGCCAGGCAAGGCAGTTGATGAATATCGCAGACGGAAGTCTGAGTAACCTTTCAAAGTTATCCATGGACGAAATGCAGGTGGTGCAGGGAATAGGCGACTGCAAGGCGTTGGCAGTACTCGCAGCTATCGAGCTAGGCAAGCGCAGAGCACTAGAGCGCATGCCGACAAAGCCAGACCTAGGAAGCAGTCTAGCCATCTACAACTATCTTATGCCGCAGTTGGCAGACCTTAAGGTCGAGCAGGCACACCTGCTGCTGATGAATCAAAACTTCCGACTTATCAAGCACGTGAAGATAAGCGAAGGAGGATTGACGGAGACATCGGTAGATATTCGCATCATCATGCAGGCAGCAGTGAAGCATGGGGCAACTATCATGGCGTTCGCCCACAATCACCCGAGCCACAACGCCATGCCGAGCCGAGCAGATGACCAGTTGACCATGCAGATAAAGAAGGCATGCGAAATCATGCGCATCTTCTTCATGGACCACGTCATCATCACAGACGGAAGCTTCTACAGCTATCACGACAAGGGCAGACTATAGGCACCATGGGCAACGTGATGGGAACACGTTGCCCTTTCACTTGCTTGCAAACTTGCTGATAACCGCGGATGAAGGAAGGGGATAGAGATAGCGAGAGCGATGGCAATTCGGGGCAGCAGTCGGGGAGGGCAATTGCCACAAGAAAAATCCCTTACATATACCGCTCCAGTCAGCCGTGGCAATTGCCTCCGAGCGTAGGGCGGTGGGGGCTATGCTTACAGCAAGGCACGCCCTTTTTTGCATCAACTTTTCAAAAATCCGTGATTTTCAACAAGTTGGCAAAAATGACCGTGGAAAATTTGTGCATAATGCCCAAATTTTGCAATCAATTGCCATTGATTGCCCGCTCGAAAACGGCTACTTATGCCAATTTCCATGAAATTGCCACAAGAAACGAGCCGTTTTCGAGCGAACCCCTACATTGCATTCCGGGGTAAAAGAGGTAATAACATTGTTTGACATCATTCAAGAATGATGAGAAAAAGAGGTAAAAACCGTGTTTGATGGGGGTGAAATGTTAAATCTTAGTTAATATAACAAAAATGTTACCTAAATATTTGGTTATATATAACTTTTTTGTTACCTTTGCATCGTCGAAATGACAAAGAGTTCATTGATTTTATGAAAACAAAAGATTTGATTAAGAGACTGAGAGATGCGGGATGCGTCCTGTCTCGACATGGTGGAAATCACGATAAGTGGACTAATCCTAAAACGGGTAAGTCGCAGTTCGTGCCAAGACATAGTGGTGAGGTTCCTACGGGACTTGCCAATAACATCTTGAGAGACTTGGTTGGGGCTTAGCCCCAACCTTCCACCCTTAAATCCTTTTGTGTTTTGTGAGGGATATGGACTCTTTTTTATAAGGTAACTATATAAATAATATATTAATATGAAGGTACAGATTATAGTGGAGCAGGCATCTGATGGCAAGTTTTGGTGCTATACAGAGCAGGGCATCGGAAATGTTGGTCTGAGTGCCATGGGTGACTCTGTGGCAGCTGCAAAAGCTGACTTGATGGAATGCTGCGAGGAAGCAAGGCAGGATGCTGAGGAGAATGGCAAGGCGTTCCCCGAGGTGGAGTTTGAATATAAGTACGACCTTCAGTCGTTCTTCAATTACTTCTCTTTCCTCAACGTCTCGGACATCGCAAAAAGAGCGGGCATCAATCCATCGCTCATGCGACAATATAGCCGTGGCATCAAAAAAGCTGGAGAGAAGACTTACGAGCGTCTCACGGCATGTATGGCTGGCATTACTAAGGATTTACAGGCAGCCGTGTTCTGACATTGGCTGTGTTTTCATAAAAGAATAAAATGAACTCTTTAAGCCCCTGGTGCGTGACGCATCGGGGGCTTTTTCGTCTCCAAATGTTAAAAATGAGTTAAACATAAAAGAAAGTTTATGTTTTATTTGGTTATTAAAGGAATTTTATGTACCTTTGCATCGTGATTAGATAACAAGATGTTTAACAATTAAATTTTAAGCGCATGACACAAAAAGAGTTAGAGCAAGAAATTAAAAGAAAGGAAGACGAAATCAAGGCTCTTCTTGAACTGAAAGACTTGGTTTTCGATTATGAGAGACAGATTGATTTGAGACTCGCAGACCTTTCTAAGCTTTACAAGCAAAGAAAAAACTAAAAAAGTCCTCCCCTACGGGGGAGGTTCTTTGAACAATATAAATATAAGAATATGGAGAATATTAAAGAATTAATGGCAGAGTACATGGCATTGGCTAGCAAGCAGGATGCCAAGAGCAAAGAGCGCAGAGACGAGATTCATCGCTATCTCAGCGCAAATGCTACGGAGGAGGATAAGAAATATATTAGTGAGGTGGTTGTAGATAGAGTAGCAAACTTGAAACTGGAGGTTGCCACTTTGCGTGAGCAGCTTGCAGAGGCAGATTACAAATTGCTTCCACTTCGATACATCGCACAGAAATACTTCGGTAAAAGCGCTGCATGGCTCTCTCAGCGTCTCAATGGGTCAGAGGTTCGTGGTCATGTTTACACGCTCAATTCCGAGCAGAAAGATATTTTCAATCGTGCCGTCCAGGAGATTGGACAACGCATTAGCGCTTTGCAGTTAGCATAGGGTTATCTATTCACACACCGTCCCCGACACGATTCCGTGCCGGGGACTTCATTTAAGCAGTTTTTGACATGAGAATTATTAAACTAAACGATGATGAGTGGAGCCACTCCAGTGATGACGGCAGTGGATACTCAAATGAGGGACATTTTCAAAACAAGAAGAATATGAATGAGAATAAGATTATAGACTACATATTGGGACTGTTCACCAAAAACGAAATGAGCAAAGATGATATTCATTGGACTATCAATGAGAAGTTTGATTATGACAATGAACCATTGCTGATATTGAACAGACTGATAAGAGAAGGACTCATCCTCGAAATGGGAGAAGCATACTATAGCCTTACCAGTGAAGGACGGAAGGCCAAAAACGGATACGCGAAATATGTAAGGAACCGAAAATTCTGGCAATACATCGACAAGGCCAACAAGGTTTCTACCCTTGTAAAGTTCCTCTATGGTGCAGGAGGCTTCATTGCTGGATGGCTGGCCAAGGCCTTAGCAAATGTTCTTGGCATGTAGCAGGGCTACCAGCAGAAACAGGCATACCAGGATAAGAACCAGGATACCTAGTATGCTTTTTACAGCATATCCCAACCCGCCATTTTTATGATAGTCGTGCCAGATGGGGCTGAATGCATCCAACAGGGAGCGCTGCTGCTTCTCGAGTATCTCTACTCGCTTCAAGAGATCTTTTTCTTCCATACCTTATATATTATTCTATTAAAAATGAAAAACGATGCAAATATACGGATTTTTCACGGAAAATCGAGGAAAATACGTGAAAAATCGAGGAAAATGCAGGGAAAATCGAGGAATTTCCGAGGAATCCATTCCCTGATGCGGAGGAGCCGAAGGTCATTTTCGGTCGTTTTCGCTCGTAATTCGCTCGTTTTTCCGGTCATTCCCGGTCATTTTCCGATTGATTCCGATTGATTCCGATTGATTCCGGAAAATCATTCCTTTTCATTCCTTTTCATTCCTTCTCCTCCTCAAATCACCCCGATTTTATGCTCTAAAACATATTCCCTGCAGATTCTTCTAAAATTTCTCGCTTTTTTTTTGGCAGTTCCAAATATTCTTCGTACTTTTGCCAACGCTTAACAGATGATTGTAGACAATCCGGTAGGGCGACCGTTTCGCCTATGGCTTTTTAGCCGCAGGCTTTTTTTATGCCTAGGAAAATCTTTTTTCTAACTGGGAAAATAATTTTTTCCAACTGGGAAAATAGATATGCCCAATACATGGCGGCTGCATGAACCGTAGATTTGATAAGTCCTTCCGGATAAGTCATCATCTGTTAAGCAACGGGGAATGCAGCCGCCACCCTTTTATACAATCGGCTGTTAATGCTTAACAGATGATGCAATATGCAGAATTCTATTTTATTAAGTGATGCGCAGGTGAGACCTGCAGGCATCAACGTGAACGAGGGCATCCATACCCTCAAGTGTGCAATCAAGCGTGAGGCTAAGCGTCTCATGGCTACCAAGAGCGAGACCTTCTCTTGCCTTTGCGAGGAAAGCGTGAGCTATGGCGACGTGGTACTCACCATGCTAGGCATAGCTGCATTCGTGGCTGTCATGTTCGTTGGTGGTTATCTTTTCGGAGGGGAGGTAGCATGATGAAGAAAAGTAGAAACCGCAGAAGACGCACAGCAAAGCTGACAACCAAGGACATCAGCAAGTGCAAGTACTTCATGAATATTGGCAAAAGTATGAACGCCCATAAGGTGGAGCTCAAATTTCTGAGAAACAACAAGACTATTGGTTCTGTTGCATTCATCGAGGATGCTCCACATAAGCAGATTGTTATCCGATGGCATGATCATCGCTACTTTACTCTTCGATATGGGGCTAAGGAGGCTAAGCCACTCAATATGACTCTGGCCAAGTGGAAAACCATAAACAACGATTAGGCATGAAAAAGAATAAGAAGAAAGTCAAGATAGACGTTATCTTGCTATATTTCCGCCGCCGTCGCATTCGCGCTGCGCTCGAAAGACGCTGGTGGGAGCTTGATATCAAGCGTAAGGAGCTATACAAGCTCGTGGAGTACGCCAAGATTCAGTCAAGATACTGTGTTAATCAGGACTGCCACCGCATTGTCGGCAGATACCTCAGAGAACTGGAGCGAGAGGAGATACGTGTTACCAGACTTCAGACCAAATACGACCTTTGGGCATCCCGTCTGGGCTACTGGGTTGACCTCTATGAGACGGCATTGTACCGCCTGCACCCTGGAGACAGTATTTAAGTTTCACCCTTTAAAAAAAGAATATTATGCCAAGAAATACAGATTATTTCGACAGCGAGCAGTTTGAGCAGGATCTGCTCAACGCTTACTTCCACTTCCGCTGCAACCTCCCTATGAAGGATGCAGACACCGGTCTCGACTACAAGAAGAGTTTCAAGACCACCCAGGACATCGCCACGGAACTTGATGACATGGGCGGTGTCAGTATAGAAGCCATCAACCAGTACCTGCAGGCGCATGACTACCAGGTAGCCACGCAGCCAGACGGCACCGTGGCATGGGCTATGTGGGAGAGAGTTGTCAAGCCGGATAGCCTGGTTTAAGTTAAAAACTCATATAAATTTCAAGTACTACCATGTATTATGAATAGTTTTTCGTACCTTTGCAGCACGAAAAATTTTACAAAGTTTTGAAAAGCTTTGATACGGCTGGCCGCCCGTGAGGGTAGTCAGCCGTATTTTTATTTTGATCCCCTCCATATTATCTTTGCACAAAAAAAGATAATATATGACCATCACATCACTTCCGTCGGGCAGCTTCTTCCTTGAGAACCTCCCCGACATCGATATTCTCACGGCCAAGACGCGCCTGCTCGTCACCATCAAGATAGGTGATGATACCATCTACGATGAGTATCTTTATCCTGCCGATGGAGAGGTCAGAGTGAGCGACCTTGCCGACATCTTCCGTCCCTATGCACGCCGGAGGCTGGCAGTCACAGCCACCATCACCATCGCCGAGGAGCAGGTTCCGGAATCCGGAGACACCGACTCGGCTACAGTCACCGATACGCAGAAAGCCACCCTGAAGGTTTACTATTCCACCGTGGACATCGTGGGCGTGGACTGCTCCACATTCCTCAATACCCACTTCCTCACCCTGCTGGAGGGGCACAAGACCACCTACATGGGGCGACTGGAGTATCTTCACTACATGGGCAAGGACTCGGCAACAGTCACCGCACACTACGCCGACAAAACTACGAAACCGTTTACCGCACCAGCCGTCGGCGGCAATGACATCTACACCACCATCGACGTTTCTCCGTCTCGTTTCGAGACCGAGGGCACCGACCTTCTCTACTACGTGGTAGAGGCAGGCTCACGCTCCATGACCCTCATCATAGACAGCGAGGAGCGTGATGTGGCACCGACTCTGCTCTTCACGAACTCGTTCGGTTGCCAGGAGCTCATCTACTGCACGGGCAAGCACGAGGTTGACCCGCAGTACACCCGCGATGCAGCCTACATGGGCGGCATCAGGGTAAACTACCGCATCACCGAGCAGCGCACCTTCAACGCCGATACGGGCTATCTGGGCACCGACATGGCCAACTGGGCAGATGACCTCTTCCGCTCAGACGAGGTCTATCTGGTCAACTTCATCGGCGGCGTTGCCAAGGTGGGCAAGCGTGTCACCCTCTCTGACTCCAAGTCCAAGCGCGACAACCTGCGCGACAGCGTGCCACGCTTCACCTTCAGCTACACCTACGCACAGCGCCAGCACAATGTGCTTGACCTGCAGCGAGCCGGCCGTATCTTCGACAACACCTTCGAAAACACCTTCAACTGATGAGACGCACGGCTTACCACCTCACAGAGGTGCTGCGCCTCCTGGCAAAGGCAGAGCGAGACCGCTCTACCATTAACCTGAAGGCGTGGACATCAGACGGCGAGACCGTCGATTATACAGGATGGCTGGTCAGGGGCAGCAGCTGGCGTGGCGGATTCCACCGCCTCGTCAACCCGGCAAATGCCGAGGTTCGCACCGTTCCGGACATCTACATTCACCAGTTCCTGGGCTTACCAGTATATTTATGACATGAAACAGAAAAAATATCAGCTTCAGCAAGTGGGAGCCAGCGGTTCCTACAGTCGCTACGCTCTCGTGGCAGAGGGCGTGAGCAGGGTTACAGACTCCACCACCATCGAGCAGCAGTATGGGAAGGATACCAGTTTCCTGGGCTCCGGTGAAGTGGGCGATGCCACTACAGGCATCTTGGAGACTTCAGACGGCAAACTCTTCGAGTATATCAACTATGGCGATGACAACGACATGCCATACATCCTGCAGCAGTTGATGCGCCGCAACATGGTGGCGCAGCGAGCCATGGCGTTCAACGTCCAGTGCTGCTACGGGCAGGGCTTACGCTTCATGGACCGAGAGACAAAGCAGGACACCACCGACAGCGAGATCCGCGACTTCTGCCTGAAGAACTCCATTCATGAGGTCTTTATGCAGCAGGCCACCGACATGAAGTTCTTCTTCTGGTCGGTAGAGGTCATCATCCTGAGCCGTGACCACTCCAAGATAGTCAATATCCGCCACAAGGACGTTTCTTATTGCCGCCTGGAGGTACCAAATGACAAGGGGCGCATAGAGCATGTCTTCTTCGGCGACTTCCGCAACGTCATGTCGCCGGTACATACCGAGGTCATTCCGCTGCTCGACTTCTACGACCCGCTGGGCGACCTTATGGCGCGCATGGGCAAGGCTCCCGACCCATACACAGGCATCATGGGCAAGGCACCCGAGATGGGCAAGGACTGTAAGTTTGCCATCATATCCCGCATCCCGACACCAGGACTGCAGTACTATCCGATACCATACTATGCCAGCGTTTTCGACGATGCCTGGTACGACATCTACCGTCTCATCGGTATCGGCAAGCGCTACATGATCAAGAACACGTCCGCTCCTCGCATCCAGATAGAGGTGCACCGCGACTACTGGGAAGAGCTCTGCAACAACGAGGACATCATCGACCCGGATAAGCGCAAGGAGCGCATCCTGCAGGAGAAGGACAACATCATCAACTTCGTGTGCGGACCGGAGAATGCCGGCAAGGCACTCATTACGGGCTACTACTTCGACCCAAACGGCAAGGAGCAGCGCATGGTGCGCATCATCAACCTCTCCGAGGGTAGCAAGAAGGAGGGTGGCGACTGGGCAGACGACATGAGCGAGGCATCCAATGCCCTCTGCTTCTCGTATGGCGTGCATCCCAACCTCATCGGAGCCACGCCGGGCAAGAGCCAGATGAACAATTCCGGCTCAGACAAGCGAGAACTCTTCATACTCAAGCAGTCGCTCGAGAAGGCCTGCCACGACATCATGTGCAAGCCTTACCACGTCATCTCCCACTACAATGGCTATGCCGACCGAGGAGTGACCGTAGACGTGCCGATGATAGAACTCACGACACTAGACAAAAATAAGGACCAACAGACATCAATAGTTTCAAACAATAATGGCAAAAATGAAGATTCAAATCAGCAAGGATGACTTCGAGCAGAGCATCCTCGTAGCGACAAGCTCGCACTCTGAGGTGTTCGAGTCTGTGAGACCTCATTTCTATGAGGCATACAACAATATTCAGAAGCGCTTCCTCGGCTACGTTGGTGAGGAAGCGCTGGAGACAAATGAACGGCTATCGGCTGCAGTTGTCAAGGCAGTGTGCCTGACTGCATTCCTCGGCAACGTTCGCCATCTCGACCTGGTACTCACTCCGACAGGCTTCGGAGTAGTTGCCAACAACGAGGTCTCTCCTGCATCATCTGCGAGAGTAGAGGCGCTGATAGAGCAGTGTATGGTCGCATGCTTGAAGGCAGAGGGCGAAATGATTACCTGGTTGTCTGCAACAGAAGGGTGGGGTGAGAGCCTGCAGGCGAAGATGAGCATACCGCTTCTAGTCTTCAGCATCGAGCAGTATGCCTTCCAGGTGAAGCAGGAGCTATCATCAAAGCAGTGGAAGGATAAACTGTCAGCACTCTACGAAGCTGATGGGGTGATGCGAAGGGTCATATCTGACAAGCAGATGGATGAACTGCTAGAGATGGAGCGGGGAGCCAAGGACAAGGATGACACCGCTGTAGAAATCATCTTCAAGGTGCGCAGATGCATGATCTTCCTGGCTGAGGGTTTGCTGACAGCCTATTCCAACGAGCGTGCGAGACTGCTCAGATACTTCGATGCACATCTCGATAAATTCCCATTATATGCGAATTCATCGGCATATAAGGCTAACCATTTCAAAGAGTTCAACAATGAAAAATCAAAACCTGCCTTCGTTTTCAACGCATAAAGATGGTACACAAGAGTTCAATTTCAAGGCGCCGTCATCGTGGGCGGAACTTTCAGAGGATCAGTTGCGCTATGTCCTCTACATCTTATCTTCGAATAGGGACAAGATTGTCGCCAAATGCCACCTCCTGGTTAGATTCTGCGGTCTTGAAGTACATAAGCACACCCGTACAGGGTGGAAATGCAGCGTGCTCTGTTCCGTTCCCGGTGAAATGCCAAAGAGGAAAGTCCTATACATTAGCAGCGCCGAGATTCTATCGCTTCTCAAAAATTTCGATTTCATCGACAAATTTACCGATTTTCGGCCTCTGCAGAGAGCTAGTGACGTTCTACTAACGGCAGTTGACAGCATGCTTCATGATGTCAGCTTCTACGATTACCTCAACATCGAGAAGAACTACCAGCTGTTCATGCTTAACCAGGAAGACAAGTTTCTCAGCAAGATGGCGCACCTCATGTACAGAACCGCAGATGGTTCTGCCGATGAAACCGCCAATTTCGAACCTTATGAGCTCCTCGGAGTCTTCATGTGGTTCTCGAGCGTCAAGGAGTATTTCGCCGCCAACTTTCCTCACTTCTTCAGACCAGCCAAAGAGGGTGGAGAACTGCGGCGTGAGGACATCCTGCCAGCCATGCAGGCGCAGATTAGGGCACTTACCGATGGTGACGTGACCAAACTGCAGGCTGTCTACAATACCGACTGCTGGGCTGCACTCACGGAACTGGACAATAAGGCTCGGGAGGCAGAGGAGTTCAAGAAACGCAACAGGCAAAACAGTTAAATTTACAGAATATGACAGAGAAAATCTTCGATTCCATCGCATATTTCAAGCAGCTGGCTGCCGAGTGCAGAACCTGCAGGGATTATAATTTTATCGCAACAGAGTGCTCCGGACCTGATTCCATCCAGGGAGTCATGCAGCAGTTCCGTAAAGCATCAAACTTCGTTATGGTGTCAGACACCGTTGACAGCAACACCCATTCCATCGGAGAGGGCTTCTTCGACCGCAACGTCTATACCGTCTGGATCCTGGCAGGGTACCGACGCGATGACATGGCAGACCGAGAGGCGAAAATGAATATCTGCAGATATATCTTCCGACAGTTCCTCAGTCGCATGCTACACGACAAGAGCCGTGAGGCATACGACGGACAGATGGAGTTCCTGGACCTCACGCAGGTCTATTCGAGCGAACTGGGCAGATGGTCCATGAATGGCGTCACAGGACTCTACTTCATGGTCACATCAGACGAACCTATCGATATACAGTATGACGAGAGCCTATGGCAGACGCAGAAATAGACGACCTCCTCAGATATGAGCGAGGATGGGCTAATGCCATGGGCGACTACTGGCGAGAGCGCATGGAGCGGCTTCGTACCATCGATACCGGCCGACTCTATGCTTCCATCAAGGCGCACCTGGAGCAGGGGTCTGTCACCACCATTGAGCACAACTTCCTGCAGTACGGTATCTATGTAGCTGCAGGAGTAGGTCCGGCACATAAGTGGTACAAGTGGACCGAGGCACAGGGAGGCGAGAAAGTCCACCGCATCAACAACGGCGACCTCAACTTCCTGGGCGATGAATACCGCCGTGACAACAATCTCGATAAACCGAAGAAGGTGGGCCCTGCCTGGGGTGGCCGTGTAGCCGGTGGCGAACCTAAAGGCAGACGTGACTGGTTCTCTCAGAAGTACTACTCATCTGTCATGAAGCTCAACGAGCATGAGGCTACCTTCTACGGCGACCGGTACAATGGTCTGATGGCATCAGCCCTCACCGAGATATTCAGGGGCATAGGAGCAGCACGCAACCTCTAGGGAGCGTATTTTTATCGATTTCATCGAAGTTATATCTTTGCAAACAAAAAAACAATATGGCAGTAGAATATGATAAGAATGATCTTCAGACCCAATTCGAGGGTATCAGAGATGAGCGACGCCTGCAGGCCAATACGGCATACCGCATAGGCACCGCTTTTCTCTCGCTGCTGCATTTCGCCTCAGACGAGATGCATACGACCATCGAGGAACTTCTGAAGAAGATCGAGGGCAAATATCTGTCGAAGGTCAAGGATGATGAAGCTGCCGGTCTTATCACCTTCCTCAGAGGTCTGAGGGTAGGTGCAGGCTACAAGTTCGACGAGAATGGCGATATCACATCTCATGATATTGATGCTCACGATGTCAACGCTAATGGCCTGTCTGTTGGAGGCAACTCCGTCTTCGCAGGAGACCTCAGTTCTCCGGACTTCGTTGCAGGGTTCCTCACGGGCAAAGGTTGGCGGCTGAAGAACGAGCCGGTAGAGAATGCGGCAGGTGTTCTCGAGAACAAATATAACCTGGAACTTGACAACCTCATCGTGAGAGGTTCCATGCGTATCTTCGAGATGATCATCTCTCAGCTGCTAGGAGAAAATGACAACCGTATCTTCACCGCCATGATGGAGGTGGATCACTACGATGCTAAGAGTGGCAGAGTATATCTCGATACCAGGGAAGGCCGCATGTACAATTCCTTCCGCAAGGGTGATTATATAATGGTGCAGCAGTATAATGGCCTTCCCTCTGAGGAAAATGACCATTATGTCACCAAGAACTACGAACTCCTGGTTAAAGAGGTTGGCACGGAAGGTGAGGGAGAGGATCGTCTGGCGTGGGTTACATTCGAGAACTTCACAAGCTCCATGGCAGGAGCCAAACCGGAGAAACTAATCAAGAAGCGTGACACCTTCGTCCGTGTCGATAACGTGTCTGACACAGACCGCAAGGGCATCATTCAGGTGATGACCGTAGGCAGCGATACACCTTATATAGATATTCTCCACGGCTTGAAAACAAATCCGGATTCAGCTCTGAAGGGTAGATTGGGTAATCTGAATGGCATCAGACACCCTATATTTGGTCAACTAAAGGGGTTCGGAGAGTACCTGAACAACCTCTATGCCGTGGGCGATTTCGTCCTGAGCCGTACAGGAGAGAGCATCGATACTAAGTTCCAAGTTCTCGAAAACATGTTCTCTTCGAGATTCTCAAAGACCAGCTATGAGCTGACCAATGGGCAGAATTATTTGGAAAATGGGCAATTCCTCGAGCAGATTACGGATTCAGAGAATACCATCATAGCAGGGTGGGATATCGACACTACAGACGAATCTGTTTTCTGGTTTGATGCTTCCGGATTGCCAGTCGTGGTCAACGGCAATCCTACCGCAAGCGGAAATCGCAAGGTTTCGCTGGAAAAGGTCGATGGCAGGCAGATTCTACGCATGCAGAATTGCGGCATCAGGCAGAAGAATGCGCTTATTAGACAACCAGGAACTCACAAGGAGTATGTTGCCGGAGAGAAGAGCAGCGCAGAGCTGCCTCCAACAGAGGCAGGGTACACCGATGTGCAGGACAAGCTGTACATCAGCATTCGCATCTATGCCAAGACCGCTGGCAAGTTGACTATTGGCTTCGCTGGTTGCGAAGACGTGAGGGGTAAGCAGAATACCCTACAGCAGAGGAATATCAATGTCGCATACTCTGGAGCGTGGAAAACTATACCTATAGAGGGCGTGTGGAATGGTACCGGTGACTTCGTCATCAAATACAGTGGTGATTGCTACCTCGCAATTGTATCTCTAACAGACGAACCGCTCAGTGAGCTGTCTAAGACCGTAAGCACACAGATAGTGCAGACGGCCAGCAATATCAAGCTGCTGGGCGAAAATATTGATACCGTCAACAAGAAAGCTGTCAAGGTGGGTTTCGAGCTTGATGCAGAAAAGGGCGAAATCAGGCAATATGTAGATTCTAAGGATGCCAAGAATCGTGAGGATACATCATCACAGATTCTTCAGACATCCAACAGTATCACCTCATCTGTTGACAAGAAGCTGAAGGATCAGCACGGAAATATCACAAGTGAATATCAGTCGGCTATCGATCAGACTGCAACCAGCATCAGAAACTGGGTAGGCGAGAAAGATTACGCTACAAATTCGACTGTATCTTCTGACGTAACACAGCTATCTAATCGTATTACTAGTACTGTAAATGCGGTGGATGCGAATAAGAGAAAAATTACGAAGATTGAGCAGGATGTTGATACCATCACTCAGACCGTTGGTCAGGCTGCTACGAAGGAGCAATTGAAGGCGAACGTAGATGCGCTCAACAAGAATATCAGCAACAATCTTGCATCTGCTAACAGTTATGCAGATAAAGTTGGAGGCGGTATCAGAAATGAATACTCTTCTACCATTACCACAGTTCAGCAGAAGAGTGGTTCCTGGACTGTTGCAGCAGGAGGATTTGATGCGTATGGCAAGTTGAAATCATCTGCCGGTGCAGTATTGACTACGGAATTCGCTAGATTCTTTTCTGAAGCGTATGATAATGATGGAAAAACAGTTAAGCGGGCAGAACTCAGCACATTCATCAGAGATGAAGCTGGAACAAAGATTTCACACGCGCAGATGTCTGCTGATAACATCATCTTGACAGGTCACTGTATGAATTTCTCGGGCGGGCAAATCGCCATAAACACCTCTAATTTCACGCTTGATACAGCAGGAAATATGTGGTGTCAGAATGGTACTTTCAGCGGTACGGTTACTGGTGTGCACGGAAGCTTTAAGATTCTTGATTGTGTTGACAACAAAGGAAACGTTGTTGGTAGTATCCAGTTCGGTTCGGATGGCAGAATGTGGTTCTCCGGCGATATGTATCATCAAGGTTATGATAGTGCTAAGAATCGTGGTTATCGCTTCTATGCGTCAGATGTATGGTGCAGAGGTATGTTCGGGCATAGACAGAAAACTATTGCTGTCGTCTATGGAAGAACTATGAATATATATACAAAGGAGACGGATTTTACAAAAGGAACGTATGTCACGAAGACGCTATCAACAGGAACTGCATCTGGTAAAACCTATTTGAAGATTCCTCTGTATGGAGATGGGAATAGTGGTGATGCCAGCGGTATGCCTATCGATGTGGTAGTGATGCACTGCTCTTCGGACGAATACTATGTGTTCACGGGTATGGGCAGCGGAAAAGAGTGGCGAGTGGTTAATGGTAACGACAAGCAGACCATACATTTTGCCGATATTGGCGGATGGCATGAACTGAGGGGCGGTGAGAGCTTATCATGTGTGTATATTCCGCCAAGACTGCTTAATCCTACGGTTTCAGATACAAAGATTGGCGCAGGCGTATTCTGGAGTGGTGAAACTGACCTTAACTGGTCTTAATTTAAATATTCTTTGGGTAGTTAGATTAATTTTATTTTTTTTTTGATATGAAAACAGCAAAACAGACGGTGAAAACCGAATTTGAGCCAATTGCGCTCGGTGAGAATGTGAATGTTAACTTCGAGCAGGATGTAACAGGTGACAATGTTGTTACGAGAGGATATGTTTCTCGTAACGAAACAGGCGAATATCTCGGCAACATCTCGGAAGAGAACGGCAACCTTACCATCACTCTTAATAAAGATGCTATAGGCAAGGAAGTTACTTCCCAAATTCTGGCATCAATCCCGGAGTGGCTTGACAGCATCAAGAATGCCGAATAAGAGAGGAGGTGCTTATGAGCGAAGCGAAGGTGGGTACCAGCATCGAAGATGCAATCAAAAACTCAGATTGGTCTTCGGTCAGCATAGCCTTATGGCCGCATATTGTAGAGCAGATGAAACTTCACTCGAAGAACATCTTCGAGTGTGAGATGGTCTATGATCTTGCGCATATCAATACAGTTCCAGTCCTCTACGATGACAACAACGGCACTCGCAAGCAGGTCATCGTACCGATGAAGGTATTCACGAAAGATCTTGATGCGGAGCTGGTGGAAGCCAAGAAGGCTACCACGGCAGCTAATACAGCTGCGACAACCGCCAATACAGCTGCAGCTAATGCCGACAAGGCGCGCGAGGGGCTGGAGACCAAGAAACAGCAAGTAGATGCTTCGGTCGCAGCAAGCAAGACAGCGACCGAAGCAGCAAAGAAGGCTACTACGGACACTCTTGCAAGCAAGAAGGCTATAGAGCAGAATGAGGAAACTCGCAAGACTGCAGAGCAGACGCGAGCCACCTCAGAGGCTGCGAGAGTCAAGGCTGAGCAGGGCAGAGCTGATGTTGAGAACAAGCGAGTTGCTGCTGAGTCTGCACGTTCTTTAGCAGAGCAGAAGAGAGTTTCTGCCGAAACTGCTCGAGCATCAGCAGAAAAGTTGAGAGTCGATGTTGAAAATGACAGGAAGGCTGCTGAAAAGAATAGGAGTGACGCTGAAGCCAAAAGAGTTGTCGCAGAGCAGGGCAGAGTTGGTGCAGAGAAGAGGAGAGAAACTGCAGAGCATCTGCGAGAGACAAATACTTCTACCGCCATCGAGAGCTCTAAGACGCAGACAGACCTCGCCAAGGAGCTCAACGAGCATCCTACTAAAATGGGAGATAACGGCAACTGGTGGAGGTGGAATCTGCAGTCTCACGCCTACGAAGATACCGGTATCATCGCAAGAGGTGGTGCGATGTACCCAACCTTCCGGCAGTCCAGGAACAAGTTGTTGATGATCGACTACGGCTCAAATGTTTCTGAGCACGTTGTCAAACGTAGAAATAAATTAGTTATCAAGGTATAATGGCAGATAATACGAATATCATTGTGGTGGGCAATGTTGCCTTCACTGACAAGGGAGCGTGGGTCAAAGGCTATTCCTTCGAGTTCGAGGGAGAGACCATTCTGGGCTACGATGCCAATGACATCGTACATACTGCAAACGGTGTGTACGCATCTCTCATCGATGGCAATACAGCTGAGCCTTCAGACACCAGCGACTCCTGGCGCCTCTGGCTAGACAAGACTGCGGCAACTAAGGCCAAGAGTGCAGCCGATGATGCCAACAAGGCTGCGAATCTTGCCAATACTGCAGCTGCTTCTGCAACCGCTCAGGCAGCAGAAGCACAGCAGCAGGCTACAGCTGCAGAGGAGAAGGCGCAGCTTGCAACGGAGGCTGCGACGAGAGCAGACGAAAAAATCGCTGAAATGAACAGTCTCGCAGGTCAGATTGCAACTGGTTTCATCGCTCCTTCTCGCATGAATCTCAGCTATCAGACTGAGATCAGCATCCGCAACAAGCAGAAGCAGAAGATTGAGGCGAGCATCCTGCCGGCATACTTGCCGCAGAGCGTCCTCTATCAGAGAGTAGAGGGTGATTCCGTTATGTCTGACCCTTCCGGTAATCTGACCGTCAAGGGTACAGGCAAGACCAAGTTCTGGGTGATTCCTCCTGCCAACACACCGCTATGGCAGGAGGTGACAATCAACGTCAGACAACCATATATGCGACTCTCTGCAACAGGCAAAATTCGCAAAAACGGCAATAAAATCCGAATTGTTTAATCGATTAAATATAATGTAATATGGCATTTACAGAGAATGAAGAGACGAAGCTGAAGGCTATCATCGCAGCCTTCGACAATGCTCAGCAGGTCGATGACCTGCCTCAGTCAGACATGTCTGCAACCGACAAAATTATTGAGGTCTTCGACAAGAAGTCGGGTAAGTCTGAGCAGATGACTATCAAGAATGCGGTGCAGCTCGGTCAGCATCCATGGTGCGGTCGAGTGTGGAACCTCGACAACGCTACGCCTAAGGCCGCTGCATATGTAGGCTCCCTCGAGCTCCTGCAGAACTTACACCAGGAACTCGGACTTGGCGGCTATCTGGTCAAGAATGACCATACTCGTCGCAAGCTTGATGCCAAGGATCATCACAAGTATGCGACTGGCGAGGCGGCAAAGCTTGATGGTTCCGAAGGACACTATCAGTGGGGTTGGGGCAAGGAGTGGTACCTGGTAATCAAGACCGTAGGCAGACTACACTATGAGATGATTAGCCCTTGGCCTATTCAGGGAGAGTTCAACTACAAGATTCCGATTGCCAGCATCTCTGCAGCAGGATTTGCGACACTCGAGCGCAGTACTGGCAAGCTCGTCAGCTACATCAACGATGGTGCTGACTATCGAGGCGGAAACAATGATGCGACTCTCGACAATACGAACCGCACTATGCTTGGCAAACCGGCAACTCAGCAGACTACTGAGTACTTCCGAGCTGCAGCGCGCAAAAATGGTACAGGCTGGCTCTGTACAACGATGCGCCATACAGCGGCTATCGCAGTACTGTTCGGTGTCATCTTCGGTACTCATTACGACCAGGCTGCTGTCAATTCTGCTAAAGATGAAAATGGTCTGTTCCAAGGTGGTCTAGGCACTGGCGTGACACAGATGCCAGACTGGGGTGGATACAACGGCTGGCGTCCGGTCATCCCGATGTCTGTCGGCATCGAACTCGGAGACTCCTGCGGTGTTTCAAGCTACGAGGTCAAGAAGGATGATGGTACTGTAGTCTATACTGCCAAGATTCCTAGTTTCTTCGGATACAAGAATGGTTTCGGTAACCTCTGGCGTATGATGGATGATGAGCAGGTGCAGTGCAACGAGGATACATCGGTTGTACACCTCGTTGCTCCATCCATCTATGGTACCTGGACAATAGGCAAAGCTGAAGGCATGATTGCCTACAGCAAGTCGGAGACTAAAGGCGAAGGCTATATCCAGGATCTGTGCATGGAGCACCTCGAAAACTTCCCGACCAAAAAAGGTGGTACCGAGTCGACCTATTGGACTAGCTACTTCTGGAACAATAGTGGAGCGACATCCGGTTTTCGCCTGTGTCTTCGTGGTGGCAGCGCTAACAATGGTGGTCAATGCGGTCTTTCGACGCTCGGCGTGCGCAATGCTGTCTCGGATTCCCGTGTGGACTACGGTGCGGCCCTCTGCGAAGCAGCATCCGAGTGGTCATTGGAACCAGTGTATTACGAGGCGGCCTAGAGTGGACAGAGGTGTGCTGATGTGAGCTGGAGTGTGCAGGATTGGCCAAGGTTTCCCAGCGGAACCAAGGGTAATCCTGAGCACCCTGCGAGCGTAGCGAGCAAACCTTACCGCCCTTGGGCGGTCGATTTTTTTAGAAATTTCGCTCTTTGACATTCTTTCATTCCGATTTTTTTCAGTACCTTTGCAGGCGGTATTAAACCAGGCTGTGATTCCTGCGCCGGTTTTCGCCTGTGTCTTCGTGGTGGCAACGCTAACAATGGTGGTCAATGCGGTCTTTCGACGCTCAACGTGAACAATGCTGTCTCGGATTCCAATGTGAACTACGGTGCGGCCCTCAACTTAACAAGATACTGCAGGTTAGTTTGCTTAGCTGCAGAGATTTCGGGAGTCAGGCCTTGCCTCATGGCAAAACATACACTTTAGCAGAATAGCAAGTAGATGATGACAATGGGTCATCCGGTCGAAAGTTAGGACATCAAAAAGCAGACAACAGAAATCGACACCGACATTTTAATAGACACCGACATTCAACAGACACCGACCTTTTTTTATATACATAAAATTATAAAAGCAAGTGAAGAGGTTAGGTAACATTTCACAGGCGGTTGAGACTTTGCAAAATTTTCGTGAAGCATTCTTTGATTTTTCCCGGCACAAGAAGTCCCGTCTATCTGTACAAGCGTTCGAAGCAGAGTTTGAGGCAAATCTTCAAGCCCTGCTAAATGCCTATACCCATCAGACATGGCATACTTCAGACTATGAGGCAAAGCTGATTGAGCAGCCCAAACACCGCGTAGTCAACAAGTTGCCTGTTAGCGATCATGTCATTCAGCATGCAGCCATGCACACCAGTGAAGATAAGCTGAGAGCCAAGATTCCTTACAACAGTCCAGCTGGTACCAAGGGGCGTGGCACGCATTTCTTCTACAAGATTATCAAGCAGGACATCTTTACCTCGCCACAGCAAGAAACATTCTATTGCTTGCCAATGGATATACACCATTATTTCCAGAATGTTGAGCACAATTTGCTCAAGAGAGAGTATAGGTTGTATATCAAGGACCGCAAGCTGCTTGCTTTCATTGACGAGGTCGTTGACAGCTATGCCAACGGCATAGTGCTGGGTGTCAAGCTCACACAACTTTTGGGACAACTGTTTCTGGCGAGGTTTGACTATCTCGCCATGCGGTGTTTTGATATACTCCAAGATCCTGAAAAACATGGCTACTGGCAGGCTCGCTACGTCACGGACATGCTCCTCACATGCCGCTCGGAGCAGCAGGCAAGAGTATTAAATGTGGGGGGGTAAAATCCCTCAATGAGCGCTTCGACCGTTTTTGCCGCGAAGGACTCAAACATTATTATAGATTCATGGACAATATCTTCATCATGCATGAAGATAAGGTCTTCTTACGCCTCATGGCGGAGCTTGCAGTCATGGTCTTGGCAAGAGACTGGAAGCTGAGCATCAATAAAAGTTGGAATATTCATCGTACATGTGACGGCATAGACTTCTGTGGACAGAAGATCTTTGCCGACCATGCCCTTTTGCGCAAGCGCACCAAGCAGGCACTCTGTGCCCAGGTGGCAAGATTGCGCAAACGTGGACTTAACGATGAACAGATCCGGCGCAAGGCTGCCTCCAGGCTAGGTCTTGCCAAACACGCAGACACAAAAAACTTATTAAATAAAATCGGTATGAAAAAATATGGTCAGATTGTGAAAGCCCGCAAGGGAGAGGTTCCCTTCGAGGGCATGAGCATGGCACAGAAGAAGCATCCAGGCGACATCCTGTGCCACAACATTGAGGACTATGACAAGTTCCTCATCCTCATAGAGGATTACAAGATTGATAAGTCGAGGGTCGATTTCAAGATGGAGCAGGTTGAAGAGATTGACGACCAGGGCGTCAAGCACATGGTCACCAAGAAGGTGCCCAAGGACCGCCTCGCCATCCGCTTCCGTTTCATCGATCACGTCCGGAAGACAGGACAACTCGATGAACATGGCGATGAGATTGAGGAGCCGGTTTGGCAACCTGAGTCGTGGTGGCTCTTTACTGGCTCAGATATTCTGGTTGACCAGGCACGCAAGGAGTGGGAACTGCTGGAAAAGGGCTTCTACACCGTTGCAGCGGAACTCACCAACAAGTTTGGAAAGAAATTTTATAAGTTTATCTAGATGCACAAGAAATTTTATCTTTGCCGCATGTCATACTTGAGATATGACAGCAAGCATTTTCTTCTGTTCCTGAGTGAGCAGAAAGTAGAAAACTATCACCCAGACACCACCATGTCGGAGTCTGATGGCGATAGTAAGACAGTGACAGCCTACAGCTATGAAGGGACAGAGATTGACGGCTCCACTAAAATTGAGGCTGAGTCGGCAAGCTATCGCGAGTTCGTGAATGGTCTGGTTCGTACTAAGTACAGCCAAGGCGATGTCGAAGCCATCCTGTGCAACCATGGTGATGGAAACAAGGAGCACGAGACAGAGTACCAGGTATTCCAGGAGTGGCGAGAGCAGGCTAAGCAGATGGCCAGAGAGTTACTCGACCGGGATATCTCATAGTTATCAGATACGGCAGGAGGAAAATCGTTCTTCCTGCCGTATTTTTATATTTCTTATATTATATGTACCTTTGTGCCAGATAAAATCAGGTACAGATATGCAGAGAAATACCAAGGATTGGATACACTACAGCTCTGCTGGCATAGTTCTGCTTGCTGGCATAGTGCTCGTGTACATCAGCTTTTTTATGTCCCACGACGTCACGTCTAACGTCTTGTGGTACTTTGGGCAGAGTCTGGTTTACGTGGCAACCGTCTTTGGTTTCGCACTGACTTTTGACACCAGAGTTAAAGACATTATCAATAAATATTTCAATAATAAAAATGGCACGCAAGATTAAGAAAATTTTCGTTCATTGTACAGCAAGCCGACAGTCATGGACTGTCGATGCCTTGCTCAAGGAGTTCAGAGACAAAGGCTGGCATTATCCAGGTTACCATTGGGTAGTGACCGCTGACGGCAAGCGCACGCAGCTTATGACAGAAGACCTGCCGTCCAACGGAGTCAAGGGGCACAATTACGATTCCGTCAACGTGGCATACATGGGCGGAATATCCCGCACTGGCAAGGCTATCGACAACCGCACAGAGGCACAGAAACTAGGTTTGCGTGAGTTGCTCAAGGAATTGAGAAGCCGCTACCCTGATGCCAAGATCATGGGACATCGTGACATTTCGCCTGACAAGAACCACAATGGAGTGGTCGATCCATGGGAGCGCATCAAGGAATGCCCATGCTTCGACGCTATTCCGGAATACGCAGACATTTAAGAGATTGAGCTGATGAGTAGATTTAATAAAAATTTAGGGTTCATCCTCGTATTTCTGATGGTGACCTGCATAGTCAAAGACTGTTACTACGAGTATAAAAAGCAGCGAGCGGAGCAGAACCTGCGAGAACAGCTCAACAAACTTCAGCTGCAGTATGCTCCAGCTGAGCGTGACACCATCCGTGACTCAGTCAAGGTCGTGACGCAGAAGGTCATCATGATGCCTCCTGATGAGTACAAGGAGTTTGCAGCAGACAGAAATATGCTGAAAGATCTCAACATCAAGGTCAGCCAGATAATGGCGGATCAGCGCACATCGGTAGTCACCGAAGGCTCTGTCAAGACGCTTCGTGAGAATTCGCTATACAAGTATAGCGACAAGTGGTTGAGCGTTCAGCTCAACACTGCAGACTCCATCCTTACATATAGAGCGCGAGACAGCTTGCAATGCCTTGTAACTCGCAATTACAAACATCGATTTCTATGGTGGAAGTGGGGAACCGATGGCTACAATATCAAGATGATCAATTTCAATCCCAACTCCACTATCTTATATAACAACTATATACAGGTCAACCGCTAATGGCAAGACAAGAAGTATATACTACAGTCATCAAGCTAAATTCAGAGGAGGCGAAGAACCGCCTCAAAGAGCTTGAAGATAAGGTCGCTCGTCTGAAGAAGGCAAAACAAGATGCCTTCTCGGCGGGCGATTCCCGTTTAGGCGCATCCCTCGCCAAGGATCTTAAGGCCGCAGAGCGAGAGATGAAGCAATTCAAAAATTCAACCATGAGCGTCAAGGAGACACTCGACAATCTGTCAAGTGCAAGCCTCGGACAGCTGGAGAAGGCAGCTAGACATCTGAAGGGGCAGATGAAGGCAGCATCTGACCCTTCAGACTTTGCAAAATTGGACGCTCAACTCTCCAAGGTTAAGGAGCAGATGCTTGCCCTGAAGGGCGCGACACGCAAGGCTGATGAGGAAGCGAGACGCATGACCGCAACGGTGTCAAACCTGAAACATGCTTCACTCAATGACCTCAACTTCACAGCTTCCAAGCTACGTAGTCAGATGGCTGACTACGACCCGACATCTACCATGTACGCCTCCAGAGCTTCGCAGCTGAAGCTGGTCGAGGCAGAGCTGGAACGCATCCGACAGAGCGAGCAGAAGGTGGTCACCCTCATGCAGAAGTATGACAAGGAGATAGACAGCACCAATGTGGACATCAAGGAGACCAAGCGTCAGATGCAGCTGGTCAACAACACCATGTCAAACCTCAAGACCTCCTCCATCCGTGACCTGGAGTACTCCATCAAGGCTCTCAACCAACAGATGCAGGGCATGCAGCGTGGTACCGAGCAGTTCAAGCAGATGGAGCTGAAGGCGAAGCAGCTGAAGGCAGAACTGCAGGCAGTCAGAGCCGAGGGCGTTGCCCAGGAGTCCTGGATCAAACGCTCGGCTGACTGGTTCAACCGCATGCAGGGCATCGCCCTGGGAGCCGTCGCTGCCATCTCCGGCATCACCTTCACAGTCAAGAAGTGTGTGGAGGAGTATGCCAAAATGGATGATGAAATGACCAACGTCCGCAAGTACACTGGGCAGGCAGCCGAGGAAGTCGAGCGTATGAACGAAGACTTCAAGAAGATGGATACCCGCACACCTCGCCAGAAACTCAACCAACTAGCCGAAGATGCCGGCAGACTCGGCATCACATCGACTGCTGCAGTTGAGGAGTTCGTCGATGGTGCCGATAAAATCAATGTCGCCCTCGGTGATGACCTCGGAGACAAGGCAGTCTCCCAAATCGGCAAGCTCGCCCAGATGTTCGGCGAAGACAAGACCAAAGGTCTGCGAGGTGCCATGTTGGCGACAGGTTCTGCAGTCAATGAACTGGCTCAGAATTCCTCTGCCTCTGCCGGTTATCTTGTTGATTTCACCGCCCGTGTGGCAGGTGTCGGCAAGCAGGCAGGCTTCACGCAGGCACAGATCATGGGTCTCGCTTCTGTCCTTGACCAGAACATGCAGCAGGATGAGACGGCGGCAACAGCTGTGCAGAACCTTCTGGCCAAGATGTTCCAGGACTCCGCAAAATTTGCTCAGATTGCAGGTCTCAATGTCAAGGAATTCGCAAAGACGTTAAAGGAGGACGCCAACGGCGCACTTCTCCAGTTCCTGGCAGCCATGCGAGCCAAGGGCGGTTTTGCCGACCTTGCACCAATGTTCGAAGAAATGAAGATGGATGGATCCAGGGCTACTGGTGTCCTAACCGTCCTCGCAGATAAACTCGATGACATCAAGACTGCCCAGAACCTGGCAAACGAAGCCTATTCCGAAGGAAAATCCGTCCTCAATGAGTTCGAGACACAGAACGAGAGTGTACAGGCTCAACTTGACAAGACGAGCAAGAAGTTCCTGGATCTGTCCATCGAATTGGGCCAGAAACTCTATCCTGCAGCACGATATTGCATATCTGCAGCTAGTCTCGGAGTTCGGGCACTCTCCACACTCGTTGATTTCGTCAAGGATTATTGGCGCATATTAATTGTGCTGACAGCCGCCATCGTCACCTATACTGCAGTATCTAAGGCAAAGTTGATAGCAGAGAAGGCGCAAATGGCATGGCTCAACATCATGATTCTGCGCGAAAAGGCGCATCTCGTCCTTGTGGGTCTTAAGACATCTGCTCTCAAGACCATGGCAATCGTTCAGATGGCGTTGACACGTGAAATAAAACTGACCACTGCTGCGCAGATGTTGTGGAACAAAGTGTTGTTGGCCAACCCGATCACTGCCGTGATTGCTGTTGTTGCCGGACTGACAGCCGCAATCGTCACACTCTCTGAAGAGACGAGCACAGCTGAGCAGGCTCAGCGTGACTACAATGATGCCGTGACAGATGCCAACAAGCAGGCAGCAGAAGAGGAGGCATCCATCATGCGCCTCGTTTCTGCTATCCAGTCAAACACCAGTGCAGAGTCTGACCGCAAGGCAGCCCTTGAGGAACTCAACGGCAAGCTGATGCGTGAGCACCTCGGTAACATCACCGAGGAAGCAGTGCGCACAGGCAACGCTACAAGGCAGATTGAGGCTTACATTGATGTAATGAAAAAGAAGATTATCATCGATGGCCTACAGAAAAAGTTAGCTGAGTCTATAGAAAAGAGTGCTGATCTAGAGGATTGGCTAGAAGAGGGAAGAAATTATAAACCTGGATTTTTACAGGGAGTATTAGATTCCTTCAATCCTTTCCCTTCGAAAAAGGTTGCGGCAAGCAATCCACATTTTCAAAAGGATTTGGAGAGAGAGATTGACAAGGAAAAACAGTATCAGAAGCGTCTCCTTGATAAAATCAACGAGTTAGAGTCACAGCATTTCGAAGTGAGCGATCCGGAACCATGGCGCAACAATGGCTACAATGGCAAGGGCAATGATGGTACAATCATTAAGAAGCAGAGTACAGCCGTCACTCATCAGGTTTCAGAAAAAGAGCGCAAGGCTCGTGTCAAGGCAGAGAAGGCAGCTGCAGCCGAGGCACGTAAGCGCCAGGCTGAAGCCAAACGCAAGCAGAAGCAGGCAGCCGATAGCATCAAGGCTGAGACCAACGAACTGATGGCAGACAACGCCAAAGCCTATGCAGAAGGTAAGAAAACCTATCAGCAGTTCATCGATGACCGTCAAAACATACAGATCAAGGGCTTTGCCAAGCTGAAACAGTTGTATGGTGCTGAGAGTAATGAGTACAAGCAGTTACTTGACAACCAGGTCAATGTTGTCAAGCAGCATGATGCTGCCATTCAGAAGATGAATGAGCAGACCATTGAGCGTGAACGCCTCCAGAAGGAGGCTAGCATCAAAGCTCAGTACAATGATGCCAGTTCAGCTATCTATCAGAATGATACCGCTCTCAATGAAGCCCTATATAAGAATGATGTCGAAGCCATGAAAAAACGTCTTGCACTCTACAAAGACAGAGAGGGCAGCGAGGAGTGGCTGGATCTGAAGGCTGAGATGGAACAGGCTGAGCTCGACCACCAGCTGCAGATGCAGGAGACATACCAGAACCAGCTGAAGGAGTTGCGTCAGCAGTTCGGTAAGCAAGACCTGCAGGCACAGGAAACTATGTACCTCAATGGCCTTGACAATCTCTACAGGAATGGATTGATCAAGGAGGAGGAATATCAGCAGATGAAGTTAGAGATAACCAAGCAGTTTGCTGCCCAGAGAGCGCAGATAGATGCTGCTGACCATGGAGCAGGTAGCGCTCAACTGAAGATTAATGATAAGTCAACAGAGATGGTCAACAGTGCCAGGGCTGCTGCAGGTGAGTCCCAGACGACCAGCAATGCAACTCTGGGTGGCTACTTCTCTTCACAAGTTGAGAACTATCAGAACACCATGGAGAAGTTGAAGGAATTATATGGCAATGACAAGCAGAACCATGCTGCATACATGCAGGCGAAAGCGCAGGTCACCTCTGATTACCTCAATGACCTGGTTGAAAAGACAGCTGTTGTTTACAATGGTATCAACGGTATTCTATCTGCGTCATCGTCATATGCTCAGGCATGCTCTGACCTCGAGCAGGCGAAAATCTCCAAGAACTACGAAAAGCAGATTGCTGCAGCTGGCAACAACTCGAAGAAAAAGAAAAAGTTGGAGGAGAAGAGAGACAAGGAACTGGCCGCAGCGAAGTCCAAGGCTAACAAAAAAGCCATGAAGATAGAAATTGCGCAGGCGATAGCATCTACAGCAATGTCTGCTATCAATGCCTATGCATCTGCTGCAGCTATACCAACAATAGGTTGGACATTAGCTCCTATTGCAGCAGGTATGGCCACAGCTGCAGGTATGATACAGCTTGCTGCTATCAAGAAGCAGCACCAGGCAGAGGCTGCAGGTTACTACGAGGGTGGTTACACCGGTGGCAACCGCTACCGAAAGGAAGCAGGAGTCGTACATGAAGGCGAGTTCGTGGCTAATCACAATGCCGTCAACAACTCATCCATCCGTCCAGCTCTTGACCTCATCGATAGGGCACAGCGCTCTAATACAGTTGGCTCGCTGACCGCTGATGATATCACACGTTCTCTGGGACAGGGAAGTAGTACCGTGGTGGCTCCTGTTGTCAATGTCAACAATGATAACACCGAGGTACGCCAGTCCCTCGATGGTGTCAATGCAGCCGTCAGCCGTCTGACACAGACTCTTGACGATGGCATTGAGGTTGAAGTTCCGATATCTGGACGTAGAGGTCTGCACCGCAGACTGCAGGATTATCAGCGCATTTTAAACAATAAGTAGTGGAATATGATAACATGCATCATCAATGGCCATAAGGCCTATCCCATTTCTACATCATCAATCAAGGTGACATACGCCAACCAGTATGTCACCGATGATGGTGAGTACACCTATGACATCACCTTCCCCATGAATATCCTGGAGAACCGTGTCATATTCAAGAATGTCTCACGCTTGGAAGTCAAGAAGAATATCGCCAAATACGATGACTGCAAGCTGTACTGTAACAGCCAGCTCATCATGAGCGGTGTTGGTACCATACTCTCCGTGAATGAGAAAGAAATCAAACTGCAGATAGTCGGAGGCAAATCACGCATCAAGTTCAACGACCGCATGGAGAAGCACTACATAGACGAAATTCAGTTTGGTACAGCAGATAAGCCGGGATATGATGTTGGTAAGGGCTGGTCACAGAAGTTCAAGGACAGAATAACTGAAATTTACAGATTAGATGAAGATAAGACGAAGTTCCTGGGAGTGGAAGGAAAATGGTGCTTCGTACCTGTACGGGACGAAACAAATGATATGATTGCAAATTTTGTTGGAGTAGATAAAACGAAACAATTTATTGGCTACAATGCACCATTTATCTCTAACCTAGCTGTTCAGCCCAACCTGATGTATATCTTTCGTAAAGTAGTAGAATACGAAGGATATACTATCAAGCGCAACGATTTTGACTGCAAGCCATGGAACCAGCTTTATATAGCTTCTGCCTACAAGACTCGCGAGATTAGAAGGGCGCTACCTCATTGGACAAGCTATACATTTATTGAGGAATTCCGGAAACTCTTCAATGCCTCCATCTACTTCGATGAAGTCCAGAAGACCTGCAGCGTCATCAGTTCCTCAGAGTTGAGTTCTGCAGATTCTATTGAGATAGAACCGCTGGATGAATATTCGGCAGACTATGACGAAGACGGTTCTTTCAGCACTTCTGCAACTGCGAACCTGGAGTACAAAATGGATGGTTCAGCCAATAGAGGGAACTATGAGAGCATACCAAAGAAGGTTTTTGACAACTTCAATATCGTTCAGAGTGTCGATTATTTCGGCGTGCTCGATCAGTTTTCTCTGACTACCATGGGATGGTCTGAGAAGAAAAAACGGCAGACTATCATTGAGTACCTCAGAAGTTACTACATATATGTAGAGAATGAGGATGGTACGAAAACATGGCAGATGGCAGGTGTATGGTCACCGTTAATCAGGGACAGTTCTTCTGATGAATATGTCGATCTGAGCATTTCTCCTGCAGCACAAGTTGTAGAAGATATCAATTTCAGAACAGGATTACTAGAAGATAATTACTACGAGAAGCGTTGCCTGCTGTCAATACCTAATGACAAGGAAGCGGATTCCAAGGAGTGCGATGTTGATGATGACGGATATAGCTACACATCCGTACAGGATGCCATAGATGATGAGTCAAGCATGGATGACAGCGAAGCTGAAGAGGAGGTCATGAGTGTCTTTTTCATACTGCCAGGCAAAGTGCAGGCATTTAACGTGCCATACGGCAGGATTTCATGGGTAGGTGAAAAATCAAGATGGCCAATGTTCATCACAGATTATCGCATTAACAGTGATTATACTTATGAGGGTATATTAGTGACTGCCGGCAATAATTTTTCGCTATCCCTGAATTCAGTAGCCAATGGTGCAGTATCATTAGCAGAGTTCCATAGCAAGGCTTTCCATATAGACAATAAAAACTGCATAGAGGTCAAGTTCAAGTCTGATGACATACCGGATCCATCCAAGATATACATCATCCGCAACAAGAGATTTGTATGCGAGAAAATAGAGATGGAAGTCAAGGACGATGCCATCGAGCCAGTTTACACAGGCTATTTTTACATGCAATCATAATATATATAATAAGGTGGGGAGCAAACTGCTCTCCACCTTATTATATTATAGGATTCCCTGATAGTTCTTGATATACTCATTCGCCTTCTGTATATCCTTAGGCGTATAGATGTCTGTGATGAGGATTGATGAGTGTCTCGCCTGGTCTCTGACCGATAAGACGTCGGCATTGGCCCGCAGCATATTGGTGATGCCTGTGTCCTTCAAGCTATAAAACTTGATGCGGGGAGAGAGCTTCAGCTCCTTTCTCAGAACTCGAGTCCAGTAGTCTCTGAACATTTTCTCGTTCTTTCTTTCAGGTCCTGGGCAGAACCCGTCAGAGAAGAGGTAGTCCTGCCCTGGGTGAGAGAAGATGTTGAGTTCCATCATCAGCTTGATGACATGGGTCGGCAAGGTGATCACGGCATCATTGCCGTTCTTAGTGTTCTCGCCATGCAGACTGATTGTCTGAGTCTTAACGTGGATATCGCAGATTCTGAGATATGACATCTCTCGAGGGCGGATGAAGAGGTAGTGGATAATTTCACACGCCAGCAGATAGTGCCTGTTGTGCTCCATCAGATAATCTCTGATGAGCTGCATGGTGCAGTCAGGTATGACATCTCTGCTTTTCTTCTGCCTGTTCTTGATACGTTCCAGGCCTTCTGTAGGGTTCTTAGGTATATACCCTCGAGCTAACAGATAAGCAGAGAAACTCTTAGTCCAAGCAAGATAGTTATTGCGGGTCAGTACAGTATTGTTCCTGTCGATGAAAATGTAGTCCAGGAACTTGCTCACATTACTTTTGTCCCATTGATAAGAAAAATTGAGAGTTATGTTTTTTTCTTTCTTCCATCTTTCCAAGATCCGTACACGGCTGCTGTAGTCAACAAAAGTCTCCTCACGCATACTTCCCTCATTGCACATTTTTGTTAGATAAGCCTTATATCTCTCGAGAACGTCTTCCCACTTCGTATATTCCAGAGGCTGCAGAGACTCAATCCAAGGATTCCAGCCTGCCATAAGTTTCTCGGTGAGATTCTTCATAATCTGATCGGCATAGACACGTTGGTTCCGCTTGCCCTTGATATGGTCAAGCATAATTTTTTTCTTCCTCATGCGGTTGATCCCTGGATCAAACGCCATGAAGGAGATATAACATTCTGATCTTTGATGAAAAACTGGAGGTTTCCAGCCAATGACACTACTAAGTACTGTGTCATTCGAATTTGGAGCATAATTTTTTTTAGCCATATCTTTAATTTTTCTCAGATACAGCCTATTATTAATAATGTATATAGGAGAGATACCGACATTGTACCGACCATTTTTGCCCGACTGAGGCAAATCCTCAGTGTTTATGGTACATCTGACGACATTTCGTCGGGATTACTGGACTCGAACCAGCGACCTCATCGTCCCGAACGACGTGCGCTACCAACTGCGCTAAATCCCGTTTTTTGGTACTTATGAGCACAAAGACGATGCAAAGGTACACCAAATTCTTCATAAAACCAAATAAAAAAGCACTTTTTTATCTTTTTTGAAAAGTTTTTCACTTAAAAATTTGGTGGAACCAAATAATTGTTGTACCTTTGCACCCGCAAATGAGAAATCATCTGTAAAGGTATGGTGCCATAGCTCAGTTGGTAGAGCAAAGGACTGAAAATCCTTGTGTCCCCGGTTCGATTCCTGGTGGTACCACTTGAAAAGCCGAACTTCTTCTAAGAGGTTCGGCTTTTTGGTGTCTAAAAGGCTTTTGCCCTTTCTGGCCGATCTTGCCAAATGCCTTATGATTGGCCGATTGGTGTTCCAACGGAAAACGAAGGTGTCCTGGTGGTATTTCTCTTTTGATGAACTTGTGTTAGTTGGGGGCTTGGATTTCTGCGTCTTTTTTCTTTCTTTTCCCAATTTCTTTGATATATTTCGGGTATTTGTCCCTTTTGTTGCTAGATTTGTCTGATATTTAGCGTGAGATTGCGGTATTCTAACCTACTTTTGCAATCGAAATCAAATGATAAAAATCAAAAGAACCTGAAAACAATTAAGTAAA